TGCGCCACCACCACAGCCGGGAAAGCGGGAACGCCATAGGCCGTAAGATTGCTTGAGCCGCCAGAAAGCACGTTGAACGTGTTTGTGCCGGTAAAGTTATTATTCCCCGCCAAGCTCGCCCCGCCGAGGGCGGTGAGGGCACCCGCAGCCGTGGAAATGCTCGCGGGCTGGGTCGTGAACCAGTTGTATTGAATCGCGCCTGCGCCGATGAGGAATGCCGCCAGCAACGGGAGAGCCAGGTAAGCCAGGGCTTTTTTAAGTTTGTCGTTCATAAGATCAGTTCCCGATCCATTCAACCCAGCCTGCCGTGCCCGTGGTGGTCGTGTACCAAGCGTTCGGTTGCGCCGGGTTGGTGGTGTCAAAGTAGATGGCCGGGGCCGTGGTGGCGTTCACCGCGCCGACCGGGCTTCCGGTGCCGTTGTAAACCTGCGTGCCTCCGCCCGTTCCGCCGTTGAACACCTGCGTCCAAGTCGTCCCGTTGGCCGTCCAGTACATGGTATCTCCAACAGTGTTAAACGCGAAGCTGTTGGGCAGGGCTACGGTTCCGAGTGATGTCGGATTGCCGGCGACAAGGAGGATTGCGGGGACACCGGGCGTTGGGTAGCTGCCATTAGGCAGGTACGCCTGGTAATTACCGTACATGTCTTTGCCAATGGCCATAAATCTGCCTTGCGGCGATTCCGTGGTGGGTCAATGGCAACGGTCTGTGGCGAAGATGTATCGATCGCCGCGTTCTGTCAACTGCTAAAACTCAGGCGGGGCTGCGGCAAATTGCTCCTTGGGGGCATCTGGCACTTTGATACCCATTTTTATGGCGTTATCAATCAGCTTGTTGTGTTCGCGTGCCGACGACAGCACCAGTTTGGCAGCCTGCAAGCGCATGGGGTCCGTGCAATTCTGGCTGTCAATCAGCCCTTTCGCCAGCCGGACAACCGCTCCAAGTTCAGCCCCGATGGCCATGCAGAGGTTTCCCAGCATCTCAGAATCCCCCTTGCTAAAGGCGTGTTCGTCAATCTTTCGCCCGGAAAGTTCATGGGCTTTCTGCGCCTTGGAAATGGCGGCGGCGATTTCCGGATCGGTCGCAACGCGGCTTTTACTCATGTTTCCTCCCATCCAAATCCGCTTCGATGTTTTTCATGCAATCTCAGCCAGCAATGAGCGTTAACCATTCGAGCCTTGGCATCCATCTGGCACCAGCAGCCCAGCTTGGGGTCGGCGTGGAATGGGGAGCCGCATGTTCTCAGTGGGCGGAAGAATATGGGGCATTCCCGGCATTTGGCCATCCGTGCCTGCATCTGGTCGGGGCGGGCCGCTTCCGCGTGCCACGAGTCCCACCATAGCCAGAAGAAGTCCTTGGCGCGCCAAAACACGTTTCCTGGCCCCCAGAGCGGGCTGTAAAGCGTTCCGGTGGCGACGGCAAGGATGAAGCGAAGGGTGGTCATCGCATTGATTCCTCGGACTGCCGGACATATTCAGCCATGCGGCCTTTGAACTGGCCCCACATGTGTAGTGCCTGAAATCGCACATCGAAACGCGCGATTCCGAAAGCATAATGCTCCATACTCAGGCACCACGGCTGGCCCTTGTGAAAACGCATTATCTTCCCTTCCGAATCAGCGTCAAAGCCGCTCCAAGACATGGCCATGTTGTGATCCCAGCAAGTAATGTTTCCGCCTGGCACGTGCATGAAGCGACACGGATCACCAACTATCAAGTCCGGCCTGCTATTACGCCAGTGGCGGAATGCGCTCATGCAGCATTTCGACTCTGACCAGACATGGTTCTTTACCGTCACGGACTTGTCGTAAACCCCCAGCAACCACCCAGCAAACTCCATGAGCGGCACGCGATGTATAAACGTCGGTGCTTGGGCCGTGCCTTCCGGGTTGCAGGCCGCGTAATCGAACTGCCGCCAATACTGGCATTCCTTGGTCACGTCACAGAAAATAAGCACGTCACAATCCACCACACAGACAAACTCCGCGCCGGTGTGATTCATCCACTCGGCAAGCACAAGCCAGTTCGAGAGGGACGCCCACAGAAACCACTCGTCTTTGATGCCTCGAAATGGCCAGACCTTGGCCAGCGCATCCTTGAGCCTCGAATACTTCTCCATCGGTTGATAATCGGCAATCCCCTTCCATTCATCCGGTTGTTTGTCGTCGGCCAGAAAGACCACCCGCCCGTCTGGATTCCATTTAAGCGCGCATCGCAGAGCTATGGGGATGCCCGGCCAGTTGCCGCTGACCGGCGAATGCGACCGGACAAACACGATTGGAATTGGTTCGCTCACAGTTTTCCGATGCGTCTGGCCGGCACGCCCGCCCATATCTCGAACGCTGGCACGTTCTTGGTGACAACCGCCCCAGAGCCGATAAGCGCCCCCTTGCGGATGGTCACGCCGGGCAGGATTGTGACCGCCGCGCCGATGCGCGCGCCATCTTCCACCACCGTCTTGAGCCATGCACTCTTTGGGCCTGGTGGAAACTTGTCGTTCGTGAAGGTGACGCGCGGGCCGATGAAGCAATGCTTGCCGATGGTCACGCCCTCGGGAATAAAAGAGAAAGCCCCAACGCGCGTGCCGTCACCGATTATGACATTCGCGCCAATCTCGCAGAATGTGCCGACGTTGACCTTGCGCCCCAACTTTGCGGAGTCGTACACGTTTGAAGGCTCCCAGACCTTGCTGGTCTTGTGCCGGTTGGCAAGGCGGCTTATCATGCCGCTGAGTTCGCGCGCGCCACCGAAAGCGGCTGGCCTCAGATAAAACGGCACGGGTCCTGGCTGCTTACAAATGCACTTCTTCCAGAAGTGGAGACAGACGGCGCATCTCTTGTTGCGCGGCGGGTTGGGTTCACGTTTCGTTTTCATGTCGTTTTAACAACTTGGTCCACCATCGCACGGTCATCTGACCAAGGCAAAAAATCCTTTAGTCGCGCGGGCCACTTGGTATTGGCCTGCAACCGCCGCCATTGTTCAACCGCCCCGGTATAGCCGTAATACTGCTCCTTGAAGGCAACCTGCTTTTCGGTCGCGTAGGCTTGGTGAAGAAAGAGTAATCCACGGTCTTTCGTGTTCCCAAAAGAAAACGGGTTAATGGGGCCAGCGCCAAACACGGGCGGCTCATGCGACTGAAAGCGCATCCCCGGCACATATCGCCACGCTCGCAGCCATTCGCCCGGATTGTTTCCGTACGCGCCGATTGTGACCGTTCGCAGATTGGGGCCAACGCGATAGTCGCATTGAAAATACGCGCAATCATGGTCGTTCTGAAACATGCTGGCGATGGTTCCGATCTGGCTTGCAGTCCAAAGCTCATCCGAATCCACCTGCATGAGCACGCCCGGACGGTCGCAGTATTGGAGCATCGCGTTAAACATTGCCGTCTTGCCGGGCCAGCGCGGACTTTGTAGAACCTTGACCCTGGGGTGCGATTTGAGGCCGTTCAGATACTCCGTGGTGCCATCGGTTGAAAGCCGGTGCGGAATGGGTTTGCACCATCCGGTATCCAGCACGGGGTCGGCCACGCCTTCCGCGATAATCCAGCGCCAAGGGTCTGGCAGCTTCTCAAACTGAGCCAAGTGGTGAGCCAGCCACGGCATTCCGTCCAAGACGATTGTGCAGAAGTAAATCATTGCGCCTCCTTTACCGGCCTGAACACGCCGATGAAAGGGGTGTCCTCGACCCGCAACCCAATCGTGGCCTCGACCGGGATAGGCTCGTCCAGCACGTCGGCCATGAACGTGTCGCCCTTTTCCATGACTTCATGCTGGCGGAGCAGCCGCTGACCTGCCGGCGCAACGATGCCCTTGCCGTAAGCCAGACTGCTCATAACGACTTGAGCTTGGCCAGCAACCGGCGCTTGGGGGTTGAATTGGGGGTCGCATACGGCAGATTCAGACCGAGATCAACTTCGAGCGTCACCGGCGACACATTCTCGCCTTCCGGCAACGCCTGGCCAATGACAAGCTGCCACAGCGCGTTACGTTCCTCCGGTGCCCATCCAGCAAACAAGCCGGTGTTGCCTAGAGACCTGCGGCCTTCCGGCCCTTTCTCGACCCTGATGATAAGTTCCGTGGTGGTCATGTTGTCCTTTCAAAAACGGCGTACCCGTTACGCAATGTGGGGTTGGTTTTGAGCAGCCGATAGTCCCGGTTATCCAGCAAATAATTGAACGAAGCCATGTTTTTAATGTCTACGATGTCGTCCAAGGCGATGATTTTCGCTCCAAAAACAGCCTGCAACTCGGCAAAGCCGGTGAAGGCGCTGCCGTCAATCAGAACCATGTCGAACGCGTGGATGTCGCGCGTGAACCGGATGGTCTCAATGACGTGCTGATTCTCGCAAGCCGCGCACGCATTCAAGTCCTGTTTCAGCCATTGCAGAACCTCGTCCAGCGGGTAGTTGTTCAGGTTGGTGTGTTTTTGTTCGTAAAACTCACGGACTTCGTACGGAGTCAGGTAGTCGCCTGATGCCACGCTTGAGCCGAAACATGGGAAAATATTATGCCTGCCAGCATACCTCTGCGCCAGTTTCGCCATTCGCACTTCCGACATCTCAACGCAAAACAACACCTTTTCATGCGGCACCATGCCCATCCCTTTTACAATCGCCGCCGTTGACCCCTCTCCGGTGCTTGACCCGATTTCGAGAATGGTCTTGATGTCTGGGCGCGCGGCGCACTCGGTCAGGAGCGCCGCGAACTCGCAGCCATGAATCTCGGGCGGGATGATGGTTTCGAGGGTGGTCATATCTCGCGGCCAAGTATCTCCCCTTGACTGAAAATCTTGTAGGCGACACCGTCAATAGTCAAGTCGGTGCCTCCGTGCGACATGAAGTGAACGCGGTCGCCTATTTTAGGAAACCTCCATCGGGCTTCGTCTATGTCTTTTACTGTCGTTTGATGGCCAAACGCCTTTCCAAGGCGGTTACAGGTCTCGCTGATACTTTCCACGTCAACCGCCACGACGACCCCGGTTGATTTGGGTTTGCGCGTGGTTTCCGGTGTCAGAATACCCCCGGACGTTGTTTCCTCCTGTTTATCCGGCAGCACGACGATGCGCGCCCCGAACGGCTGGAATTTGATTTTGGTCATGTTTCCTTTCTTAATTCCCAACGACAATCCGTTGGGCCGTTGTGGTAGTCCATTGGAACGAACACCTTGCCGCGATTGAAACGGGCCGCGCACCCTGAGAACGACGACGCGGGATAGGCAAACATCACCGGAGCCGTCGCCAGAATCAGAAAGTCCTCAAGAAAGTCCAGCTTCCAGGGATGCCCGCAATTTCGGTGCGGCGCGTCATCGGTCACAAGCTCAATGTCAGGATGCCCCGCCGCCTTGGCAGCCTCACGAATGCGCGCTTCCTGCACAATCGGCCAGCCGGTTTTGTTGGTTAGAAAATCCCCGCGCCGCATGTGCGCCACGGCCTCGTATCGGTTCGACGGCTTGGCAAACTCAGGCCGGAACGGAAGCCAGCGGCGAAACTGCTCATCCGTGTATTGCGGCACAAACGAATACTCCCATGTGTTCAACAGGGCGATGCCGTCCCAGAACTCTTGATCCGGCGCAAGCGGCCATGACAGGCGAAGGTTGGATTCGCCTTCAATCTTTGGGTCGTTCAGGTAAAACACCTGCTCTCCGGGCCAGTCGGCGGTCTGCAACACGGCGTCGTATTTCTCACAGAACCAGCGGCCCAGCGCGTACCATTGGAGCATGTTGCCCCATCGCCCGTGGCGTCCTCCGATTTGCGGCAGTTGCAAAATGCGCCTCATATCATGTTGCCCCAGAACTTTAAATGCGGCTGATGCACCGCCGCCCATTTCTTGAACTGTTCACCGTTGCGAACGTGTGACGGCGTGTTTTGAGGCAGGCTGGCCCATTGGCTGACATGATGCTGGTGATACACGTAGCCGTTTGGCAACTCCGCGCAGACCATCACTTGGTCTATGTTCTGGCGGGTGGTCTTCTGGCCAACCTTGTGACGGACAAGCGCCGCCAGATGCAGGTCGTAAGCAGGAGCGCCCAGGATGGCGTCCGGTATTTCGTCCCAATGCGCCAGCAGCCACACCTTGGTTGCGGCAAACAAATCCCTGCCCATGTGCCTTTCGCCTTTCGCTGCGATGTCCTCCGGGGCCATTGAGGGGCTTGGCGCGGTCTCATGCTTGAACTCCGTCCGCATGGCCGTGCAAGCGCCCCAGATTGAGCAATGCTGACGCACGGCATCCGCTATCTCATTTTGGAGCAGAACATCATCATTCGTCCACATTACGATGTCTTCACCGTCGGCCTGACCCATTGCCACAGCCAACACATCGCGCAGAAATGGCAGGTCCCGACTGTCGCCAATCTCCCGAGCGGTACGCGTGTAGCCCTTGCAATGGCAGGGAATGACGCCTTTTTCCCGGTACAGATAATCCCATGACAAACGGGCTATGGCCTTGCGGGTGGACTCAGCCATGCCGCGATCCGGGTGAATCTCGACCGCGTGGAAGATGCGGCGGATGGCGGGCGGTTCCGGCGGGCGATTGCGCCTCCCAAAGACGCCTTGCAGATTCTTCCACTGATTGATTTGAGCGTGAACATCGTCAATGGAAGCCAGCGCCTTGCTGTAGTCCAGTTGCAGTATCGCATTGCATTGCGGCGATGTTCGCATCCAGTGTCCGAAACACTCGCAATCGTTGACGATTGCCACAACGGGTATCATGTAATCCGCCGCCAGATGCAGGGTATAAGTATCCGAGGAAATCAGGAGCTTTGCGTTTTCAAGGAACATCCCCATGTCATAGATGCGCTCCGCCTTTATGGCCGACAGGTCAACAATCTGGAAGTGTGCCGACCATCGTTCCATGATGGCGTCTCGCATCGTTACCCCGTCCTTGAACGGGGACGTGTTGCCCCCGGTCAGGTGCAGCAGCAGGAGCGGCTTCATCAATGGCGTGCAGGACAACAACGCCTGCTCGCGTTTGCCGTCAGTCTGGTCAAACACCTTGTCCACGCAAAGCCGGTTGTCAAACGCCCACTCAAATCCGCACACCCGCCATTGCTCGACGTTGTAGCACTTGCTTGACCTTTCCGTCGTGAAGTTCTCGCCGTAAACCTGCGCGTTCAACACGTACTCCGCCCGTTGCCCGGCAATGGCCAGCGCATCGTTTATCTTAACGTCGTCAATATCCAGCAGCAACGGCTCGATATACGAGCAGCCGTCCAGCACCATCCCGCCGTATTTCTGCGTGGAAACGAACAGGGGTTTTCGCCCGGTCTGCCGGAAGATGTGGAAGGCAATCGGCAGGACGTTGATGATGTCGCCCATGTGCCCGAGGCTGACGATGGCAATGCGACCTCGGCGCGCATTGGTCAACCGCGTCACCCCGCCCGTAAACTGCGCCGCCAGCCGGTCGTAATCCATGTCCGCCTTGGGGGTTAGCTTCACGTCGCCGGGAGGCTCAAGGAAGGCGTTAAGCCGGATGTCAGCCGCCTCTCCGGCGCGTGCCAGTCCGTCCTTCTGGCCGGGCTTATCCTCGCCCAGCCCGCTCAGGTGGTAAACAGACTCGCCCTGGCCCCAGCGATAGACAAAAGACGCCTCCTGATTGGACAACGGCACCTTAATACCGTCAAACTTCTGGGTCACGCGCCCTTGAAAGTTCCGGTCTTCCCCGGTGTTCATATTGGCGAACATGCCAGCCGCCAGCCACGCCTTTTTGGTGTAAGCAAAAGTGTTGCAGGTTCCGGCAACGATGCCCTTGATGCGGGTGCCCTCCATGTAAAACATCTTGTCCAGCCACACCCAATCGTGTTTGTCCGGGTTGAAATGCCGCGCGAAATTGGACAAATGGCCACGGCAATAAGCGTCGTCGTCGTCCCAAACAACCAGCAGCCCGTCTTTCGCGCAGGCGTTGGCCGCGTTCCGGGTCTCGCCAATGGTGGACGGGCGGATGGGGGCATTTATGACTTTGACCAGCGGATGATCAAAGTCCAGCTTTTGGCGGAGACAGGTATTGTAAACAATCATCTCGCGCGGACCGTCGTAATCTTGGTCCAGAAAATTTGCAATCGCGTTCTCCAAGTGGCGAACGCGCGCAAAGGTCAGGCAGATGGCTGTAATCTGTGGCTGGCTCATCTTTTGTCGGTAAATCTCGGCTCGTTCCACAGTTTGATCGCGTCTTCCATGTTCTCGGCTTGCTTGATGATGCACCCTGTCGGGCAGGCGATGGACACCAGTTTGGTCTCCACAATGCGCGGCAGCCTGCCGCAGCAGGGACATGTTCTGATGCCGGCCATTTTGTCTTTACGTTTCAAGGTATTTGGTCAGGAATCGGGCTGTTGCCAAAATGAATGCCGTTCTTCGCGCTTTCGCGCAGCACTTCGAGCAGGGCGGGAATAAGGTCTTCCTTGAACTCCACGCGGTCTCCTGTCACCTGCTTGACGTGTTCCATCCCCTGTTCCATAGCCTCTTGGATGGTGTCCCCGAACCCGGTCACGTAACCGAGATGCGCGGATTCATCCTCCCCCGGCACAATCCAGTCCAGACCGTGACGGCGGCAGGTCTCGTAGAGCTTGACGTAATCCTCGATGGCCAGCGGATACTTGACGCCCTGCCAATGTTTTTGCGCCCAATCGGACGAGAGCGCCACTTGGAATCCGTATTTCGCCTTGAGCTTCAATTCGACCAAGCGGCCTTGCGCGGCCTCCCACAAAACTTCAGCCAGGTTCAGAATCATGTTTTGAAGCAGTTCCCCCGGAGGCGACGGCGCGCGGCATGTGCTGTCAATCAAATACATCTTCCCGTCCTCGCCAATCCGAATCTCTGACGAATACCAGCCGCGATATTTCCAGGCGGCAAAAGCCGGGGCCAGCTTGTCGTTGACCACCCGCACTTCATCCGGCAAATCCTCGTAAGGCACGGCGGCAATGACATATCCGCAATTCTTGATCTCGACGCCGGCAAATCCGATGTCGGGAAACCGACCGTCCACATTCAGCCCGTCGTAGCCGATTTCCCGCAAAGTCTTGATTTTTTTCTCAACCACAAACTCCTGCTCGTCGGCCAGCGGGCCAAGCTCGACCTGCCACGCATCCAGCCGCGTCTTGACCTCAGGGTAGCTGACAGCCTCAAACGTCTCGCCCAAGCCGCGATACTTGGACACCTTCACGATTTCCTCCGGGTGCCCCTGAATGTATTTTCGCAGCGCATCCAGACCTGTAATCAACTCCGTGGGCTGCATCGGCAAACCAAGCCTCCCTTGCAACTGGCGGGCGTCCCATCGGCAAAGCTCCAAGTCCTCGCCGTCGCCAGCGCCGAACACGTTAAACCCCTCGTCGCGCAAGTCCTCCTGCAAGTCAGCCATGCCGACGCAGAGGAAGACGAACAGAACATCCTGCTTGCGCTCGCGAAACTCGGTGCGGACGGCGTGCAGCTTTTCGGTGCGCTCAAGACCGGGAAAGCCGGTGCCGATGGCGGCAAGCTGCTTCTGCAACACCGTCGTCATTATGTTGCAGAAGTAAATAACGCGTCCAACCTGGCCGACGAGGCTGCGCGCAAAAGACACGCCTATGCCGTTGTCAACAATGACGAAAGTTTTGGATGACAGGGGGTTCATTCCTTCACACCGCACACTTTGAGCATTCTCAACCATGTCTCAGGCGTCCACGCCCGACGCCCGGCTTCAAGGTCGCACATGAACGATTCGCGCACGCCCATTCCAGACGCGATAGCTTTGAGGCTCAGTCCGGCTCGGTTTCGGTGCTGCCTGGCTTTTATTCCCAACGCCACGTAATCCGGCTCTTTCCCGGTGCCAAAGCATCTGCGACAGGTCTCGATTTGCATTGCTGCGGATACAATTACCCCAAGCGGGGGAAGTGCGTCAACTCCTTTTTTAAAAAGCTTAGCTGATGGTCAACGTCCAGCCTGAGATCATCGGGTAAGGGGGCTGCCCGTTGGGAGACCCGTTCTGGACGCACCACAGGCTCCATGCGCCAATCGGATTTGTGCCGATAAGGCCATTGAAACTTGCCGGAAATGAAATCGCCGGGCACGGTGCCAGCGGCGTCGGAACACTGCCAGACTCGGTGGGCTTGAATGTGCCGGAGACCACGTTGCCTGAGAACGGAAGGGATGTGCTGCTATTGGAGTCCAGTATCAGGTTGGCGCTGGCAAAAGCGTGATTGATGTCGCCAACGCCCGACAGCAGGCAGACCCCCAGGCCGGACGGCGACACAAGGAACAACGAAACCGTTGAGGCGGGTCCGCCCAGCATGTTGTTCAATCCGACCTGAATCCTGCTGATACTCGTAATCGCCCCGCTGTAAACGCTGACGCTCGGATACGGGGTTGCCGCCGCGCCGTTGCGAATCGTGATGAGCGATGAATTATTGGACTGATTGCAGTTGATGCCCGTATTTGCGTTGGCCGTGGCCAATGCAAGCGCGTTGGTGTCCGCATCCCCTTGTGAGATGTAGGAAACGTACGTCGCGCTCGCCGTGTACCCCAGACCGTTGTTGCCGTCATACCGCCCCACCGGGCAATACGCGGTGAAACTCTTGGTGGACGTGTAGGTTGCGATGCACCCGTATTGAGCTAGAACTTGCTGCGCGAGCGAAAGCGCCGCCGCCGTGGCCTTGTTGTTGGCGTCAACCTGGCTGATGAGACTAGTCGCCGTTGCGCTCTGGGTCACACCGTTGCAACCGGGGCACGGCGCAAAGTATTGAAACAGTTGAACGCCGACGGTCTGGCCGGACTGGCCCGTTGGCCTGATGGCCAGTTGGTAGTACAGATAGTTGCCGGGGTTGACCACCGGGAAGAATGACGGGTCGCCGGTTTGCATCGTGACGGCGTTGAATGTGCCGATGCCGGTGAAGTTCATCCCGTCGTTTGAGCCGAGCATTTCAATATCCACCGGGATGCCGCCAATGGTTGCGTCTGGGGTCACGGCGAAGGTGCCAAACAACGCGGCAGCCGCCAACTGGCCGGTCAAGGTCACGTAACTCGAACCCGATTGCGTCCCGCGCCATGCCGGGCCAGCGCCGAACGCGCGATAAGCCTCATAGCCGGTCAACTCCGACGAAGGCGTGAGATTGAAGGCGCTGTTGGTGTCAGCCGACAGTTGAGGGATGGCGCTGGTCGGGTTCATCTGAACCGAGTTCGCCGGACAAGTCGCCGTTGCGCTTAACGTGGCAGAGTATTGCGTCGGAGGCACGTAGTCCGATTCGATGTCCGGCAGCGGGTTGGGATCGGGTATTTCAGGGCCGGGCGGCGTGCTGAGGCATCCGTAACCGTAACAGTTGTAGCCGTAATACCAGAAATAGCCGTAGCCAGCAGCCGTGCTATTGGACACAGGAGGCGTCGGGCTGGCTGAAAGGATGGCCTGAAAATCCGCGTGACTTTGCTGGTCTGTGTACGTGGTGACGGATGGCGAAAGCGTGGCCATCAGATAATAGCGAGCGGGACCGGCTCCGACGGTTTCCTGCCGCCACAGTTGGATGTTGGTCACGGACGGGTCTTGGCCGGCTGGAAATCCGATGTTCACTGAATGGATGTTTGCGCCAACGGTATGTGACGTGGCTGGTGACACTGCGGTGTGCCCGTTGGCTGTCAAATAGGAAATCTCATACGAATAAACATCGCCACCGGACATGTCACCGGGAGACGTATTGGTGTTGTTCGAGCTTGGGGCAGGCGCGCTGCCAAGCAGTGAGAACTGAGAATTGCTTAACGTGTCAGTGTACGTTGTGGCGCTGACCGGAAGCGTGGCGAGAAGGAATCTCGTCGGGGGAATGAATGCGAGAAATCTCCAAATCTGAATGCCCGTTACCTGCGGGGGGACACCGCCGGGCAGCGTAATAAGAATAGCACTTGCTCCCGCCCCCACTGTATGCGCCGCGCCCGATGAAAGCCCTGTGGTGGTGCTGCCGACTTGGTACGAAACGTAATACGTGTTTTGATCTCCGGGCGTCATGTTGCCGGCGGGAATAGTTCCAACCAACTGCGCGCTATAGATCGCACTCGACTGTGCGCCGCCGAGCCAGTTCCATCGGTAATAAAGATATGCTGTGCTGTTGGAAAAGCTCGTTGTCTGAGACGAGGTTGCCCCGGCCCCGGATGCGAGCGTTGTCCACGTAGAGCCATCATTTGACCCTTGCAGGTTCCATGCTGAGAAATCACCTACAATTATGGTTTGAGTGGCGACTAAAGCCGTCGGAAACTGATACTGCAACCACGACGCCCCGTGATACGAAAAACTATCAGACCAAAAATCGCCTCCGCCCAATCCTGAAAAGCCAAACCAAGGCGGGTTGCTGTAGCTGCTTGCTGATGCCACTCCACTCGGGGTGGTATCGCTGGTCATCACTGGAATAAGGTTCCCTGTCGTATTGGGCGCATCCGCCAGCGTCGGCGCATTCGGATTCGATATGCCTCCAAAACCGTTGTCATTGACCGTGACAGCCAGCGGATTCGCAATCGCATTGCTGACCACACCCGTCCCCGTCCTGACCGCGCCGCAGGCGGGGGGAACGTATTGCAGGTTTTCCCCGTCAAAATTGTCCGAGAACATCAGCGTGGCATCGGTTACATCGGTCAGCGCGATGTCGTCCAGCAATGGGCAGGCTTCAAACGGGCCGAATGAACTGGCCGATGTCGCCGGGTTTGTGAACACAATCGGCGCTGTGTAGCTGGTCTGCGGCGTGAAATTGAAGCTGTATTGCTGAAACGCCTGGGTGAAGCTCGTAATCGCCACTGTCTGCGAGAATGCCCCCAGCGTGACGGTGACATTTTGAGTCCCGGTGTTCTGCAACTGGTTGCCTGCCAGCCAAAAGCTGATTTCGTAAGTCTTGCCAGCCGTGAAATTGAAGCTCGTTTTGGATGTGAGCGTCGAGTTTGCCCCGATGTCCACGTAAAGGCCGTTGCCCGGCAGTGGGTCAATCAAACCAGGCCCGTCCAGCGTGAATGAGCCGGAAGCGTTCCAGTTTGCGAACGTCGTGTAATTGGCGGATGGTTCGTTGACGAAATTGTTTCCCGGTGGCGCGCAATTCCCGGCGCAAAGGTATCCCTTCAATCCATACACCTGCTGAATCGTTGTTGTCGCATTCGACGGGTAGCAGTTGACAAAGAAGCCGCCGGTCGCCAGGGCGCTGAGCAGGTTGAAGCCAAGATTCGTGGTCGTGGACGCCCGCACCCCGACGCACATGATGATCCCGCCTGAGTTATGGAAGGCTGTCGCAATGGGCACCGGGGCATTGGCAGGCGTCGTGTCCTTGTCTTCACCGTCCGAAATCAGGACGATGACCTTCACCGCCGCGCTCGATGCCGCCAGAATGTTGACTGCCGACTGCAAGGCAAGACCAATGCCCGTCAGATTGGCTGTGGTGACAATGTTTCCGGCCTGATTGGCGACCGTGGAAGCCGCCAGTGTAAGCCCGGAATCTGTCGTCGGCGCGCTGTCGAATTCAATCAGCGAAACCGTGTCGCCTTTGTTGGTGTTCGTCTGGTTGGCGTAATTCAACGCCAGCGCATCGGCAAATGCCTGCTTGGTGGAAAACCCGCCGCCAAAGGCCAGCGACATCGAATGCGACTTGTCCACCACGAGCACCGTGGCGGTCGTGACCCCACCGCAACACCCGGATGGCCCGCCGATGCCGTAAAGCTGAAACGTGTTGACGGCGCTGGTCTGGTTTCCTGACTGCGCGAACGTCACCCGGTAATACAGGTAGGCATTGGCGTTGTTGAAGGTGACGGGCGTAAGCGACCCCACCCCGGCGGCAATCGTGGACAGATTCGTAAAATTGACGCCGTCATGCGACCCGGCCAGTGTTGCCGCCTCAAAATCACCGTAAAGCACCCATTGAGTCGCAACGGCGGGGGCTTCAAATTGGTACTGCAAATAAGGCGGGTTGACATCCCCCGCCCAAATGCCGCTGCCCCAATAAAGGTTATTGGCCCCGTTGCCGCCGTTCATCGCCCACCACGGCTGCGTGTACACCCCCGGCAATATCTGGGTATTGTTGCTGGAAGCAACCCCGCTCGGGAATGTGTTGGAAGTCATCACCGGAATCAACGGCCCAAACGAGCCGCCCGGAGATGACCCCGCCAACACGGTGAGATTGGCCGTGGCCGACAGGTTGTTGGCCGTGGCGCTGACAGTCGCCTCCCCCGCTGACAACCCCGTGGCGCTGCCGCTGGACGCGCCAATGACCGCAACCGACATATTAGACACCGACCAAGAGACCCCCGATGTCAGCAGCGTCTCAACGCCGTTGGTCACTGAATATGCCTGAAATTGAACTGAACCCAACGGGCACGTCAGCAGGACGCCTGGCTTGATTCTTAGGAATGGGGTATTGCCGCAGGTGTCCGGGTTGAGCGCGGCATACGCCGGGTCGGTGCAGTTCTGGTCAACCGGAGCCTGGGTGGTCGGTATGCAGGGCGAATTGATTATGTTTGGAAAGTTCACAAATTAAGCTCCGCTAACACCCGTTGGTATTTGTCCCGTGGCTTGAAATTTAGCGCAGGCATTTTGCAGCGTATTTTGCGCCAGAAAAACTCCGTAGTTGTAAGCCAGTGTGTTGGCCGCGCTCTGCGATGTCGTCGAAGAAAACTGACCAGCCGGGACCGTGGCCGTATATTGCAGCGTGACGGTTCGTGTCCCGCCTCCACCGCTACCAGAGCCGCCGGTGCCAACATTTCCAATCCCCTGAATTGTGCGGGTGCAAACAAGGGTCTGCGTAACCGATTGTGCCGTGTTCAAATAAGTCGTCACAGAGACAGAATTGCAGACCAGTTGTGCATTGGCCTGCACCGTCGCGGCAGCCGTTGCCTTCGCATTCGCATCGGCCTGACTGACCGTGCTGGTTGCGTAACCGGCGGGCAGGTTGACCGTGACCGATGAGCCGGTCGTCCCGGCGGGGCAGGATACCGTGACAGAGCCAGCCGCCGCCGTGCTCTGATAGGTGCAGGTCAATTCCGCCTGCGCTTGAGCCTGCGCGGAAGCCAAAGCCTGACTGTTGGCGTCGGACTGGGAAAGCGTCGAAGTAAACTGGCCGGCGGGGATTTTCACCGTCACCGGAGCGCCGGTCCCGTTCCCGCATGTCGCCGTGTAGCTTTGTGGCACAGAGTAATAAGTAACCGGGAGGGCCACGCACGCAAGCTGTTGCCCTGCCATTTGAAGCGCAAGGCTCTGGGCGCGCGCGTCCGCATCCGCCTGGGACACGGTTGAAACCACCGTCCCTTGCTGCACGGTGTAGCTAACCGGGGAGCCGGTTGTGCCCGTGGGGCATGAAGCCGTGGCTGCTTGCGGGTTGTTTGTGAATGTCGGCACCACCAGCGATGCGCCTCGGGCAACGCTATTGGCCGCATCCGCAGAATCCTTGACATCGGTTTGCTCGCGGCATTCGTGGATTAGTTTGGCGCGATTCTCGTTGTACTCCCCGACTGCCGCGTTAGCCGCATCGTAATCCTTGTCGTACTTGAGCGCCTGCTGCCAGCGCACATACCATTCCACGGCAGCTTGCAGGAGCGCGTCTGAATCAATCAGGTCGGTATCCGCCCACGTCGTTTTAACGCCGTCCCATTCAATGACTATGGTTTCCGTGCTCTGAATCCACGGGGCAACGTAAATTTGACCACCTTTGATGGCCCACATGCCGAATTGCGCGCGCACCCCGTTGGGCGTGTCCGTCGAGGTTTGCGCGTAATGAAACCCGGCAGGAAGAAACGGCGCGCCCGAAAGCCCGGCGTCGGTAGGCGGCGGATATGTCCGATACTTGCCCGCCCAACAGGTCGGAAAGGCAATGACGCCGGCCAGCAGCGAGGGGATATTCCACCACGCCCAGAATGCCAAGTTGGTCTGGCCTGCCAACGCCTGAGACACGTATCGGTCAAGGTCGGTGTAGTCCACCTGCCGATAATCCACCACGGAGCACCAGTCGGTTGGGACTGTCGGGTCTTCCAAGCCGGTGGTCTGGTTCACCTTGTCAAGCGTGTACAGCCGGTTGATCCGGCCCCTCGGGGCGTCTGTCACCGTGTAACCGCACTTAAACAGGGTGTCGCATTGTGGAATGACCTGGGTGTTGTTGATTTGCAGGCATTTGTCCCATTTCTGCAAATCTATCAACGCCTCAACCATCATCTGCCGGTGCGCCCCCACCAAGTTTTCCTGTTCGCCCGTCGGCCAAAGAATTGGCTGGAGCGCCTGCTGCATGTTCAGGAAGGTGTAAGGCCCGGTTGCCATTGCTGGTTATGCGCCGACTGGCGCGGCAGTGATTTTCTTCGGGCGCGCTATCCGGGGCGTGGACTTGACCGGGGCGGCGGGCGGCTCCTGACCTGACTCGGCTGGTGATGGTTTCGCCGGGGCGGCGGGAGTGAGCAAACTGGCTGCCGCCAGCGGGTGTATGCCGGGAATCGGCTTGGGCGGAATGGCCGGGGGCTGATTAGCCGCCGCAGCATCTACGGCCTGGGGGGCGGTAGGCTGTACTTTGTTGTTGCTGAACACCCTCAGGGGTTCCGATTGCGGCTGAGATTGCACGAAGACTGGTTTTTTTGAGACATCTGCATACTGCCCCTCCGTTGCGGCGTAAATCCCGCCTGTTTTGGCTTTGATGTGCTTTTCGATCTCCGAGATCATTTCCGCATCGCGTTCGGTGTCGAGCTTGATTCCGCCGATGTCGTCCCCGACCTGATGAAAGGGGATGACCCGGCCTTTGCTGTCGTACACGGCGTTGTTCGCCAGTTCCTTCAAGTATATTTTTTGTTCTCCCATATCGTTGTGGTGGTTTGCTGTTTATAGTTTATGTGACAAAGGGCGAGCCAACGGTACTCCCGTCGGCCCGCCCCCGTCAATATCAACCCACCACGGATGATAAATCTGATTATGCCGGTTCCGTGGTCGTGGTCGTCCCAGCCCCGACCGTGCTCGGATACACGATGTTGCTCGGGTTGGTGTAGGCGGGCTGGCCGCTGGCAAAGTTTTCCAGCCACAGATTGCCCGCCGGGCATTCCACGATCATCGTTCCCGTGACCGACATCAAGGTGGTCTCCTGCGTGTTGACTTCCATCACACAGGCGTAGCTCGAATTGAGGGCCGCAAGATTCTTCAACTCGCCGGTGTTCCAGACCTTGCGGTTGCTGGCTGCGATGCCGGGGTAGATGCCGGTGAAATCCAGCACGAGCAGCAGACGGCCCGCGTTGGCCTGGCCGGCAAAGCTGTTCGCCGTCAAATAATCGTCGAAGTAATAGTGCGTGATGACGTTGATTCGCAACGCCGGATACATGAGGTTGTAGCTCCGGTAATTGAAACCAAACTGAGCCTTCTGGATGTCCTGCTCCTTGTTGAAGGAGGCTTGGGGCATCTCATTCACGCCGACCGTCCAGCGCGCGTAGTTGCCGGTCTCGTTGGCGTAATACAGGATCATCGCCTGGTTGATGGCGTGCGCGGTTTGATTGTCGGTGAAGATGTCGAACTGCTCCACATACTTGCCGGTCGCACCCTCGCGGATACGCTTCATGTTGTAGAGTTCGTTGAACAGCGCGATGAGGTTCAACTGCGCGCCCTGCAAATCCATGACGCGGTTACACTCAACCAACTGCTCGTAAATCCCCACCATGTTGGCGCGATAACCAACGCAGGTCCCACCGTCAATGCCCAACCCGTAAGCCGAGCCGTCATACGCCGTAATCATCGGCAACTGGTTGTAATTGGCGAGCGTCTGATTGGCGCTGATCTTGGAGCCGCGCAACATGGTCTCAACCTGGCGCTTCTGCCAGTCGGCCCCAAGCTGGCGGTTCTTCTCGATCTCGGTCAAATCGCCAAACTCACGATACAGCGGGTTATCCTCAAGCAGCCACTTGCGCCACCGCTCATACATCGTGCCACGGCAGAGCGTGGTGCGCTGGGTCTCAATCCAGAACGGAACATTTTTCCAGTTCAGGTAGGCCGGGGGTTCCGCGCAGAAGTTTTCAAAGTCCGTGATATTGGCCGTGCCACGGGTGAGCAGCCCGGTCACAGGCGATTGCAAGCGCGAGCCGGACAGGTAAGACCCGGCGTTTTGCGGGGTCAAAACAAGCTGGACGCCGTTGGCCACAGCCGGAGAGGGGATGGAAACCAAAATCTGCCACGCGGTCATGGTCTTGGTGTTCGCCGCCGTCAGACCGGCGATATACACGCGCTGGCCGACCGGGAAGCTGCGAACGTCGCCGGGGATGTTGGTCGTCGAAGAAACGTCCACCTGCCAGTTGGAGCCGGTTGCCACGCCGTTTTGAACGTACCAATAGCCGTTGTTGATGGCCGAGTATTGGCGGGCCATCGCAAAAGGCTTGACCATCCACTGTCCGGAATCCACGGATTCGGTCTTGACCTTCTTGTTGACGTTGACCCGGTTGGCCATGAAAAAGTCGTACAACCCGTTTTGAACGGTATCGCACATCTTTATCTCCATGTCGTGCTTGATGAGCGCGCCCATGATGAGATAGTCGCCGGTGCGGGTGTAGTTCGTCAGTTCCGACTGAATCATCGCCTTGGCGTTGCAGGACGTGACCGACCCGCATTCCTTGATGTTCGTGGTCAGGTTCGGCGCGCATTTGGCGAATGCGTTGGGCGAAAGCAGTAGATTGTTTGTGTCGGTATTTTGCGGTGTCGTTTCAGCCATAATTTTGTTGTGGCCGCGCACACGACGCGGCTATGCAACAAAACTACGGCTTAAAAATCCTCAAAGAAACCGCCATGAGGTTTTTGACCACCCCCTCCCTTGCCGCCTGCATCCGGCGCGGGAATTCTGGCACTTGTCGTTGTTGGCGAGTTGATTTCTTCCGGCTCGCTTTCAGGCTCGGATGCACCCGGCTTGGCGGCGGGTTGAGACGCTGCCGATTTTGTCTTATCTGCCTTGACATAACCGAGTTGCGAAGCAAGTCGCTGAACGCGCGCGCGCTCCGACTCTAATCGTTTAATTGCCGCAGTGCCGTATTCCGCCGCAAAGAGTTTGTTCAATTCCGGTGCTCTTAGCGTCCAGTGTTTTGCGCGTTGGGCCTCGGTCATCTTGGAGAATTCAAGGCTGGTCGTGAATTTTCTGCCTTGTTTGTCCAGTTGCTTGTCCCTCGGCAACGCCAAAAATTCCTTTTCCTGCCTGGCCGCCCAATCGAGAATGAAGGCGTGCATGGGGTTTTTGGGGTTCAGCGCAGTCACGTTGCGGTCGAGGCGCAGAATCTCCTGGCAATGCTGGCGTATCCTCATCACTTCGGGAAAAATGATTTCGTACGCCACCGGGTCTTCGGTCTCGATTTTCTTCAAAACATCCGTGTTCAGCGTGTTATCCGGCTTGAGCAGGTTTTTGAACTCGCCGCCCACCAAATCAAACACGAGACGGTCTGCCGCCAAAGATTGGGCCACAATGGCAGGCTCGGCTTCGCGCGCGCGTTCCTTCGCCCGGAGTTGTTCCAGTTCTGACTGCGTCTGGCGCGTAAGCTCTGGCAGGCGTTTGTCCAGCCGCATTTCGGCGCGGGCTTCCACGGCGTCGTCGTCCTCCCAATCCACGGAATGCTTGGCAAAGAAACCGTCGTGTTCGTTGGATTCCGGGTCGAAGTCCTGACCGGGGTGTTCTTCCTCCCATTTATCGCGGTATTTCTTCACCGCGCGCGCATTCTCCATGTAGCGGGCCTTGAGGTTCTTGTAACGGTCGGGGAACAATGCCTCCATTTTCTCCAAGACTGGCAACTGCCGGATTTCGTCCTCGGACAACCCCTCGGTTTCGACCGTAACGACAGCGGGCTTTTCCGGCTCCGCCTTGACCATTGCGGCGGCAACGCCTCGCCCCACGGCCTCGGCAAGCGTCTCGGCGTCAATCGGCGCGGCTGGCTCGGGCTTGGCCGGCGCAGGTTTTGGCTTGGGGGTCGGCTTCGCTGCTGGTTTTGCCGCCGGTTTTGCGGGTGCTGGTTTTTCGTCCGGTTTCTTTTTGGGCGGCGTGACCACCGGGGCGAACATCTCATTGATAACGTCCTGTGGCGCTTTCTTCGCGTCCTCGGCTGCCTGCTGTTCGGCGGCTATCTGTTCGGGGGTCTTTTCGACGGTTGTGGCGGGTTCTGGTGGCATAATCAGGTAGTGGGTTTTATTGGGGGTTTGGGAGACGTGATGATTTTGATTTCGTGGTGTTTGTCGGCGGCCTGCAATTCGGCAATGACCTCAAGGCAATGGCGATACCGTTTCGCGGAATCCACCTTGTCAGCCGCTTTGTCGGCATACGAATTGGTTTCGTCGGATTCGTACGCGGCCTCAATTCCATCAACGAGCGCAGAGTTTATGCGCGCGTCAACAATCCGCTTGAGAATCCTCAAATCCTCAGACCGCAGCAGGTTGTTCAGGCTCTCCTGTTCCACTTGCGACAGCGGGTGTATTTCCTGGTGCAGGGGCATTTTGTGGTGGTGGTTGATTGGCTGGCGCTGGCGCTGGCGGGGCGGGCTTGGCCAGCCCGAGCTTGACCAGCAAGTTTTCCATAGCCTTGTTCAGCGTTTGAATCTCGGCCTGCTGCTTGGCCATCTGTTCCGCAACCGGCTTGGCGATGGTGTCATTGGCGTGGTTGGCACACGCAATCTGAATGGACTGCGCCTTTTTATTGAGTGCATCCATCTCGGCGCGCTGATCCGGGCGCAGTTTGAAATCCTTGTCCGCGCCAGCCAGCTTGGCCGCGTTCTCAATCATCTTGAGCATGGACTTCGGCCCGATGGCCTTGAACAAATCCGCGTTTTTGGCGATGGACATGACGGCCTGCATCATCACCTGCGCCACTTGCGGGTCGCTCTTTTTGTCCGGCCCCTTGGTGCTGCCGGCAAAGCCGTCCAGCTTCATCACCTTCTTTGGGCCTTTGACCCGCAACCGGCCTTCGCCTTTTATCTCCCCGGTGACATCAAACCCGAGTTGCTTCAAATGCTCGTCAATGTCCGGTATGTCGCTGGGCACCATCGCCACGATGGGGTCGCTCAGATACGCCATGTTCGCGTCGTAAAGCTGCCGCTTCCATGCGTCTATCCCGTCGTCAATCGCGCTGCCGGTGAACTGCACCCGGTTGCTCGACGACGATTCGATTTCCTGAATCTCCGCCTTGCTCTGCTGATGGCTGGCTGATTGACCGGACTCCTGGGCGGAAAGCTGCAACAGCCGTTCGAGGATGGCCAGCGTCGTGTTCATGGATTGGAACAACGGCGTAATGTCCTTGTAGGGGATTTGCACCGGAAACAGAGCCTTGGTCTGGTCAAGTTGCGCGCGCGGGTTGGCCAGCGAATCAAACGGGATGAATTCAAGCGAGCGATACAGCTTCTCGCCGCGATTCTTTAACTTGTCCAACTGGTCGTTGTTAATCTGGTTTTTATCGAAGAAAATGACCTGCAATAGATTTTGCTTGGCGGTCAAAAGAATCTGGGAAAGTGTGTTGCCAACCGAGTCTTGAAACGGCAGGACTTCCAGCGCCAGGCTGGAATTTTTTGAGCGCAGCGAATTGGAATCATACCCGGAATAGATGATTGGCGTGTAGCAGCACGGCTCCGCGTATATCACGGTATTGTCCGATGCCACAATGAAGCGCACCCAGATCGGGTGCTTGTAGTCGCCCATCTTGTACTTGGCCGGAACAATCTTCATGAACACATCGGTCTGCGTCACCGCCTGGTCGCGCTCGGTTGTGGTATAGAACGCCTGCTGATTCTCCCGGCTGGTGCCTTCCCCGGCCAATGGCGGCACCGGGAAGCTCATTGTGCATTGAAAGAACTCCTTCAAATAGTTAACACCGCACAGTTCCTCGTTCCAGTTGCGCCCGGAATAGCCGATGGATTTCCGGTTCCAATAGCACGGATTGTCCAGAATCTCCCCAAACTTGACCACCTTCCAGTATCCGGCAAATTCGCACCCGGTGTCAGTATTGAAGCTGGTTATCGGATAACTCATGTCCCAGAACATGCGGGAAGGGTGCGGCAGTTCGTAGCGGATGCCCTCTTTCTGGATGGTCTCCTTTTCCTCGCCGTCCTCGTTTTCCTCAATCTGCTTTTCCCGGTGCCACACTTCACGGGGAAACCACAGGCAGGTGGAATACATGAGAGTCTGGAAAATCGAGTCCTTGAGCACGGTTGAGTAGCCGTAATCCTGGCCCATGACTTCGACGAGGTAGGTCAGCATCTCGCAAAGGATGCGATGTTCGGCATTCGGCTGGATGGGGTCGTACTTGAGCAGGGGGTTGGTGTTCCGGTCGTTGAACAGCTTCGCCCATCGGATGGTCACGTAAGCCTTGACCAGCGGAATGAAGATTTTATAAAAAACGGGCGGGTTCAAAACCCGCGCCTTTTGGCCGTTGATCGTTCCGTCCAGAAACAACTCGCTCTCTTTCAACCCCCAGCGTTGGAGTTCGGACAATGTTTCCTCCATCGTCAGGTTCCGCGAGATCAGGTTGTTGACAAAAGTGGGGGTGGTCTGGGCGAACGGCACGTCGTAAGCCATGTCAATCGCCGCCCACGTCCGGTACTCCTTGATGCACTTTAACTGGCCGTCCTGAATCCGCCCCTGAATCAGCGTCTCCAACTTCTTGATTTGAGACAGCTTCTCGTCAGAAGACGCCGTGAACAACGCCTTCCACGACTTCGGATCGCAACCGTGCGCCCGGAGTATTTTGGGGCTGACGGCCATTACCGCTTCATTTTCTTGGCCATGATGGCCACAACGGCGGGATTTTCGTCGCCTTCGCCGGTTTTGTCGGCGTCTTCCTCCGGCGCGCCAGCGGTTTCCTGCGCGTTTCCGTCGCCCATGTCCTTGCTGACAACAAGGTTCTGCCCGTCGTTGCTTTCAACCTTGAGCATGTCGCCGGGTTCCAGTCCCTCAGCTTGGGAGGCAAGGTCCGGGTCGGTCAGCGGGATGGTTATGGCGTTGGGTGGCGGGGTATTGTCAGAGGTATCGTTGGCCGGCATGGCGTCCGCCTTGTCAGCGGCGGGCATGGATTCATCGGGAGCGGGGGATTCTTGTGGTGTCATAAAAGTATGGCGTTGGGGTTATCGTTAACTTTATCGTTATTCATTGACAGATATTGCCAAATCGGGATGTTGTAAAGCGATATTATGTCAGAGCAACCCGCCGCCCCGCCGCCCCCTTGGAAACCTTCCCTAAGCCCAAAGCAGTTCGAGGGAATGCGCCTGTGCAAACGGGTGCCAGGCGCAAAGATTTTTATTCTGTTCAGCGGCCCCCGCATGGCAACGAAAACCGTGCTCGCGTTAAACTGCATCGCTCACATTCTTTGGACGGTGCGGAATTCCCGGTTTGTCGTCATATCTCCCACCGTGACGGCGGGTGACGATTCGGGCTGCTGGACCGAGCTTTGCGACACCGTGATTCCCAAGTGGATTGCCGGGGGGTTTGGCATGAAATGGGTCACTGAGCCAAAGCAAAAGGGCGCAACCAAAAAAATGTTCTTCGAGGTCACAAACCAGTTCGGCGGAGTCAGCCGGTGCCACTTGGATTCGCTGCCCATCGAAAAAGACGTGGAAGTCCGGTTCAAAAACAAGAATTACACCGGAATCTACGTGTCCGAGCTTTCGCACTATAAAAGCCGAAAGACTTTCGACATCTGGCGGGAAACCCTGCGCGGGGCGGACCGGGACGAGCATGAGTTTGTTTTTATCGGGGACACCAACCCGGCGGAGGAAGGCAAGCAATCGTGGATTTGGAAGCTCTGGTGGGAGGAACGCCTGCGCGAGACTGACGACAGCCGGTTCAAGACGTGGCAGAATCAGCTTGCGCTCATGGAGTTTTCCGTGGCCGACAACATTTTCATGTCGGAAGACTGGCACAAGCAGCAGGCGGCAAAGTACCTGTGGAGCGAAGACCTGTTAAAACGGTACTACCACGGGGAATGGGTCATGGCCACAAGCAATTCTGTGTTCCATGATGTGTTTCGACCGACGGCGCATATTATTGGCGAGCCGGAAACCCCGGTGAATCTGGACCCGGAAATCTTAATGCCAGCGGAAGACGCCACGGAGGGGATCACCGGATGGGACTTGGGGGTGTCCAATTCCGCCGCCTGCATCCTGTTCAAACGATGGGAGCGCCGACAGTCCCAGATAACCGGCCAGTGGCGGGATGTCAGCATTTTTGACGTGATTGACGAGGTTGTTTACCTGAAGTCCGACGCCGATCTGGACGATTTTGTCAACGAATTCATGGACAAGATTTGGTTCTGGGAGCAGGAGCTTGGCCGTGAAATCCGATGGCGCAACTGGTCTGACCGCTCCGCCTTCGACATGCGCGCCGGGCTTGGCAACATTTACCACCACCAGTTGGTTTCCCAGGTTTCCAAGGGGCGCATCATCCTCCAAGCCGCCGACAGGTCTCCTGGCTCAATTCGGCCACGGGTTGACCTGATGCGAAAGCTCTTTTACGAAGACCGCATTTTTGTCTGCAAATCCAGATGCCCGTTTTTAATCGAAAGCCTGCAAGGGCTTCCGCCGGGAAAAGCCGGGGCCGCGATCAACAAGGAAAGCCATTACAAACACGTCTTTGACGCCCTGAGCTATGCCATTGTAAGCGAATGCGTTGATGAGGTGTTCCGTCACAGGGAAGGCGCGCGCACCGGCAGGGTGAACGACGAAACGGTAAGTATTGACTTTTGATGGGTTGGTAGCGGGGGGTGGATTTGAACCAACGCTTACCAGTTTATGGGACTGGCGGCTTAACCAGGCTTGCCCACCCCGCAATTCACTGGCACAGTCAACCACGCCATGTCTCGACTGTCAATCGTCATTACCTGTCACGGGGAGTACGAAGAACTTCAAAAAACCATCGCCTCAATTCGCGCCACGGCTGGCCTCAAGCCCGAGGTTGTTGTTGTTGACGACGCCAGCCAGGTTCCGATTTCCGTTAACGATAAAGATTGCCTTTTAATACGAAACGAGACCCGCGCCGGAGTTGGGCCAGCCCGCCATATTGGAGCAACCCACGCAACCGGGGACTTCTTGCTGCTGATTGATTGCCACATGCGATTTGAGCCGAACTGGCACGACAAGGTTCTGGATCACATCAAAGGCCGGACAACCACTCTATTCTGCGGTTCCTGCATCGCCTTGTCTCCGGAGCAGATGGACATTAACCGCGCGCACGAGGTCTATCACGGCGCAACCATCAACTTCCACGGCCCCGACCGGCATCGCCCGGAGAAGACCCAGGTGTTTGAGGGCGTCTGGGCCAAGGACCAGCCGGGCAAGGACGATTATCCGCTGGCCTGCGTCATGGGTGCCTGCTACGCGATGGCCACGGATTGGTTCTTCCATATCGGCGGTTTGAGGATGTTGCGGCAGTGGGGCGGGGACGAGGCGCTGATTTCAATAAAAACATGGCTGGCCGGCGGCGATGTTCGCATGATGAAAAAGCTGCGAGTGGGGCACATGTTCCGCGAGAAAAGCCATTATACCAGCCAGCAATGGTGCCTGATTTACAACGCGATGGTCACGGCGCTGACCTGCCTGCCGCTGGACAAGGCGTACCGCCTGAACCGTTTGCACATGGGAAGCACGGAGGTAATGCTGGCGCGGCAGCGCGTGGACGAGGACTCAGGCATCATCTGGGCCGAGCGCCATCATCTCCAAAGCATCTTCACCCGGACTTTTGACTGGTATCTGGAATACTTTGGGCTTAATTTCCCGCAATGAGCACCGAAAAGGAAAAGTACGCTCTCTTGGAAACAGCGCGCAGTTTGCTGCGCGAGCACTTTGACTCGGTCATCATCATTGTCACGTATCAGGACGGTCACAATACCGAGCTTTGTCAGGTCTCGTCCGGCAACCATTTCGCCAACATCCAGGCCGCGCGCCAGTTCATCGACCGCGAGTCGGCCATAACCCACCACAACCAACGACCTGAGCCGCCGCCGGATGAGGCTGACAACTGGAAGGAATCGTAATGGCCAAGACAAAAGCCGCGTGGACAACTGTAACGGTCAATCCGCTTTCGGGCGTGCTCGATACCCGAACCAACCCCGAGCAGGTTGCCATCGGTGCGTGGCGATGGCTTGAAGGGATGCGGTTTAAAGACGGCTCGAAACTTTGCTGCCGGGAGGGCTTCGAGAAGGCTTTCAACACGCTCAATCCGTACGTCAACTCCGACCTGCATGATCAGACCTACCTGAATGCGAGCAGCCAGCTTACCGCCGTCACACAGGAACACATCACGTTCATGTTCTCGGCCACGTCGAACGACGGGACGCGCACGCTCTACGCCTCGACGCTCAACCGTATTTACGTCCTGAACGAATCGGCGGGCACTTGGAGTGCCATCGCCACTTTCAACCAGGCTGAGGAAAACGGATGTTCACAGCAACGCTTTCAGGCGGATGAACTTGAGCAGGTCGTGATATTCACCGACAACGTGAATCAGCCGCTTTACACCGCCGTCGGATCAACCACTTCCGGTCAGATAGGGGAATTGGCCATCATCCAGGTGACTGCCGCCGGCGTCGTCGTGGAATTCGACGGGTTCATGCTGCTAATGAACGTCGTGCAGGCTGGCGCGCGGATGTCCAGCCGCATCTGGTGGTCAAACTATCAGGGGCCGACCCAGTGGAATCCGGCGGGCATGTACGGCCCCGTCGGCGCGCAGACAGCATCGCTCGCAAATTATCAAGACCTTGATTACGGCGCTCAAATTCTTGCGGCGGTTGGCGTCGGCGGGCTGCTTTATATTTACACCACGGAATCAATCTGGACATGCTCCCCGACCGGCGATACCAGTGTTTTTGCGTTCCAGAAGGTTTACACCGACCCGCTCAATCATTCCCGGTGCCTTGTTTATCCCAACACGCTGGTCGCGTCGGGCACGGACATGTACTACGTCTCGCAGGAGTCGGTTTACAATTACAACCCGTACATTCCGCAGCCGCAACGGTTGGAGTGGATGTATCGCGGCGGTTCCATCATGTTCAGCGATACCTACGGTCTGGACCCGAATTGCTGCCAGTCACCCGTGGCGGCTATCGTCCCCGAGGAAACTGAGATTTACCTTAGCTGGCCGGAGCTAAACAAGGGCACGGGTTGCGCCAACACCAAGACGCTGGTGTTCAATTATCTTTACGGCACAGTCTCCATCTACAGCCACGGGTTTTCGGCGTTCGTGAACTTCCGACCGCAGCAGGCCACAACGTCTGGCTGCAACATTGCCACTCAGTATTTTCTGGGGGCAAGCTGCCAGGATTTGTGCCTCAAAAACATCGGCGTCAATTTCTCCCAGGAAATCTGCACCAACCCAGGCGGCACTGGCACACTCGTCAACGGCGTCCTTGTGCCGTCCACCGGTGTTTACACCACTCAGGGCTACTACCGCATCATGCGCGCCTTGCTGCCGTTCGAGAACTTTGACCGGGACAAATGGGTTCGCAGGCTGTTGCTCGAATGCCATCCCAACCCGAACACGCCCCAATGCGTGATGCGCCTTCGCGTTGGCAACTCCTTTTCCGAGACCGACCCTAACAAACCCGACGGCCTGTGTTCCGTCTTGTGGCATCAGATGAAGGACTTGCCGCTCAAATGTCTGGACACCATGACAGGGCCGCAATACGTCGCGGCGAATCTGCGAAGGGACTCGGGCACGGAATGGAACTTCTTGCAGGCGGGCCGGTTTGTTTATGTCGAATTTACCGTGGCCAACCCGGATGACAGCCCGGCCATCGGCGGCGATTGCTGCTTCACGCGGATGGAGCTTAAGGTTCAGGTGCAGACGACTTGACCCGCTTCCACTCTTTTAATCTTTCGGCAAGCTCCGCTTTCTGCTGACTGGTCAGATGCCAGAACGCTTTGTTTTTAATCGCGTTACGGCGGATGAAGGAATGGTTGCGGGCAATATGGGTGAGATCAATCCCGCAAGCATCCATGAAGCGCAGGGCGTCATCGATCTGCACGGTGTTCCATGACGTGAGGCGGGCCAGCTTCTCGCGCACGTACCAGCCGGGGACGCCGCTTTTCTCAATCACTTCCTCCAATGTCATGCGCCGGTAAAGCTGCTTTCGCTCCTTCGGCCTGCCAGCGCGCCTGAGATTATCCCGCTTTCGACGGGCGGCACCGCTGAATCTGGACTTGATTTGCTCCTTCGTCAGCTTCTCGGTTTTGACCCGCGACAGCGCAAGACACAGGAATGGCGGGAACTCGTCAAGCCGTTGGCGCAGTGTTAGCGTGCGAAAGTCGTTCATTCCCCCTCCGGCTTGGGGACGGGTTCATCCGACCATCGGTAGGGCAACTGCGATATGGCGACACCCATCGGCGTTTCAAGCCGCCCACGGCGTTCCTCGATTTCGGTGACGATGGGCTTCTTTTCGCCGGGGCGTTTTATCCAATAATGACCGGGCGCGGTTGGCCTGTTCCATGTCCATTTCATCGCATCAATTATTCGAGAGTGGATCGGGCGGCTCAATCCGGCGTTGCTTCGCCGCTTCCTCTTTGATTTTGTCGAACACTTCCTTGCTCACGTCGAAGATTGGCCCGTTGGGATGCCCCGCCAGCGTGAAGCTGTAGAAGAAACCGTATTCCCCGCTGGAATCACACTTGGCGGCAAGCTGCCCCTTATCAAGCTCTTTTTGGCAGGCGTCGCAAATGCCTAGCTGCATTTCGTCCCCGGCAAGGACGACATCGGAATGCCACTGCTTCTGGCAGATTTTACAGGCGCGATTCGGCTTTTCGCCGTTCTCACGATTCTGCGTGTATTTGCCGGTGCGGAACTTGTGCTTGAGCACCTTGCCTAAATGCTCGAATGCGGCCTTTGCCACCTCCGGGTTGGCAATCTTCGGCGCAAGCGGGTCAATGGGTTTTTCGTCGTCCATATCTCACGCGAGAAACGAAAAACTCTCAAGGCTCTTTGTTGTAAACCCACACGCACCCCGATGTCCACCGCCGCCGTATTTGACCGCGATGGCGGACAAGTCCAAATCCGTGCGGTGCTTCGCGTGGTAAAGCGAGAATGTCCAGCCATTACCATTGTAATAAAATCCCATCAGCGCATCGTGGCCCGTTTGCGGGATGTCCTTGCTGGCAAAAGTGAGCGCATTGCATCGCGCCGTGGTCA